CAAGGTGATAATATTACCGTTCAGGCAGTTGGCGAAGGACGTAGAGCTATGCGTATCCAGAGAAATCTCCGTGGCAAAGAAATCCTGAACATTGGTCCAAGGTTCTTGATTGTTCCTGCCGCAAGAGAAACTGAAGCACAGCAGTTCCTGTCAAATACTTTGGTACCGACTTCTCAGGCAAACATTAACCCGTTCATTGGTACCCTGGAACTCATTGCTGATGCTGAACTTGATACTCTTGTTCAGGCCGGAAATCCGTTCCCATGGTTTTTGGCAGCAGATTCTGGCGATGTTGATACCATCGAGGTTACATACCTGAACGGTGACGATGAACCGAAACTTGAAAGTCAGGTCGGCTTTGATTTCCTCGGTATCAAGTGGAGAATTTACATCGATTACGGCGTAACCGTACTTGATTACCGTGGACTGTATATGAATCCTGGAGCCTAATTGAAGAGATTAGGCTCTTGTTATTTCAAAAAAAAGAGGAGGTAATAAATATGCCGTTTGTTCAGAAAGGTGACACGATAGATTATACAAATCCGGGACCGGCTCCAATTCAGTATAACGATGTCGTTCCTTTGACAACCAGGATAGGCATTGCCGGTGAAAATATTGCAGTTGGAGCAACTGGTTCGCTGCATGTTACTGGGGTATGGGAATTGCCTGCTGTTAATAATGTGGCTTTTACAGTCGGTCAGCAGTTGTACTGGGATCCTGTCGCACAGGTTTTGACGGATGCAGCTCAGAACAACATCCTTGCAGGATGGGCAACTGAACCAAAAGCTCAGGCAGCGACAACCGCAAAAGTGAAAATTGGCTAAGGAGGGTTCTCAATGATTAAACTTAAAGCCCCTCTAAATTATAGAGGCACTTTAATTGAAAAAGGTTCGGTAGTTGGATATTTCTCAAAGGAGCTAGAAGAGAATTTAATTAAAGCCGGTTTCGCCGAACGGGTTGATTCGAATGCTTTAATTGAAGAAAGGTCTCCTGATAAGACAATTGATAAAACGACTAAAGCAAAACAGAAAAAGGATGATAATGATGGATTTCAAAAGTCAGATAAAGGATGACCTTGATATATTTTTTAATGATTTTGCTGAGCCTCATAACATTAACGGATGCGAACTGAATATCCTTATTGATAATGAGCGGTTAATGGAACGTACGAAAAAGGAGTTTGACGGCCTAAGCGTCGGCGAACTCCTTTATTTTGTAAAAGCATCTGACTATGGTGAAGCACCTGAAGTTGGGGAGCCGCAAAAATTTGACCAAAGACAAATGTATATAGCTGATATAAAGATTTCAGATGGAATATATGAGATCATCATAACACAAAACATCGGAGGCTGATATAAATGGCCCAGACAATTATAACTATTGATACAAGCCAGCTTGAAAAGTTGGCAAAGGAGTTTGATGGATTTGATAAAGAAGTTGCTGAAGCAGCTTGTCATGCTCTCAACCGAACAGTAGACCATGTATTTACACAGATTGGAAGGATTGTACCGAAACATTACGCAATAAAGAAGAAAGATGTAACTGAAACGTTAAAGAAAAAGAAACCTAATAGTTCAAACCTGGAAGCATCCGTGATATCTACAGGCCGCCGTCTTAGTTTTGCACATTTTCCATTTACGCCTAAGACACCAAGGCGCGGTAAACGTACTCCGACAGTTATGGTAAAAATTAAGCAGGAAAAAGGGAAGGTACGTTCCAGACAGGGATTTGTTGCTTCAACAGGTGCAAAAAGTGCAGATAAGATTCAATATAACGTGTTCAAAAGATTGGGTAAAAGCAGGCTCCCAATTGCTCCTATTCGTACACTTTCTGTGCCTCAGATGATTACTAATGCAAAAGTGGCGGAGGAAATACAAAAATCTGCTCAGGCCATGTTGGAACAAAGGATGCAACATGAAATGAAACGCATAATGACCAGCATTGATAAAAATATCAAGGGGAAATGAACAATGACAACTGTCGAGGTATTGGAAAGGATTAAAGAATTCTTACAAACTAATGTTTGCAATAGAATAAAGCTTCAGAAGCCGAACGATAAAAATGTCGATAGCTATGAACTTGTGAATCCTATCGCACATATCGGATGGATTCCTCAAAAAGGTTTTTTGCCGAATAAATTGGATTATACAATTCCCTGCTTGGTTGTAGGTATGGATGAAGCAAATGATGACGGCCAGGATTGCAGTATTCCAATAAGGATTTCTGCAGTTGTTTACAGCCCAGGATTACATGTTAAAAAAGATGATGGCTCTATTGTATATACTCCAGATTTTCAGGGATATATTGATTTACTTAACCTTATTGACAGAACACGTGCAGAAATTGCTAAAAATCATATACTTAACGGGGTTTCCATTGAATACCCAATCAGGTGGGGAATGTACCAGGAAGAGCAGCCTTACCCTTATTGGTACGGATGGATTGTATTCTCGGTAAGAATTCAAGCATATCCAAAAGCTAAAGTAAATCTAGATTAGAAAGGATGATAATATGGCATATAAACATGGTGCATATGGTGAAATATATCCCACACAGGATGCACTATCTCCCAGTGGAGTAGGTACGCTGCCTGTGTATTTCGGCAGGTTACCAGTGCATCAGCTCATGGATTATTCCGACAAAATAAATACTCCTATTTTGGTTCAGAGCTTTTCAGATGCTCAGGCAAAAGTCGGATACTCAGAAAACTGGAAGGATTATGACCTCTGCGAAGCAATTTATGCACATTTCAGAAATGATATACAGGTAATCGGTCCTATAGTACTTGTTAATGTCCTTAATCCGGATACGCAAAAGAATTCCGGCAAAACAGCAAATGTAACCCTTACAAATGGGCAGGGATATATAGATAACGATAAAGTGATTCTAAAATCCTGTTCAATTGATGGGAAGACATTGGGGACTGATTTCAGTGTTGAATATGCTCCGGATGGAAGTAAAGTTCTCCTTAAAGATCTTACCGGGGCAATGGAATCTCCAGTTACTGTTACATATGATGAGGTTAATCCAGATGCCGTTATTGCGGTTGATGTCATCGGTGGAACCGATGCTACAGGCAAAAAGACTGGTATTTCTGTTGTTGATTTGGTATACAACAAATACAATATGATACCGACAATACTGGCCGCCCCTGGTTGGAGTTACATTCCCGAGGTTGATGCAGCTCTTAAAGCTGCAGCTCAAGGGATAAATGGTCACTGGTACGCATTCGTTAATAGTGATCTTTCGGTTAATAGTGATGCAAATAATATTGAAAAAGCAAAGAATTGGAAGACAAATAACGGATATGACGGTGCCGGGGAAGCTCCATGCTGGCCAATGGCTAGAAACGGAAGCAGGATATTCCATTTGTCTACACTCTCCACCGTTACAATGCAGTGGGTAGACTATAACAATGACAATATCCCTTATGAAACACCATCCAATAAACCCATTGATATTACCGGTCTTTGCCTTGACGATGGTACAGAAATATATTTTGATCAGGTTCAGGCAAATGAATTGAATGCAAAAGGTATAAGAACGGCAATTTATTGGGGTGGTAGTTGGAGACTGTGGGGACCTCATACTGGGGCATATGAATATGGGAAAGACATTGAGGCAAGGGATAAGTTCGATTCTAGTGTTCGGATGTTCCATTACCTTGTAAACACATTCCAGAGCACTTACGGCATTGATGTCGATAAACCTTTGACACGCTCCAGGGTTGAGACTATTCTGAATAACTTCCAGGAATTCATTGATAACCTAGTAACCAGAGGAGCCCTGCTATATGGTGAAATTTCCTTCAATGAGACAAGCAATCCTGAAAGTGATATTGTTGAGGGCGATTTCGTATTTGATATTTCTACAACGACCACGCCACCAGGTAAGAGCCTGACTGCAAAGGTCAGATATACAACCAAAGGCCTTGATGTATTGTTTGGAGGTGAATAATCGTGATTAGGTCCGGAACTGTAATTGCTAGCACGCTTCTGGTAGACGGAAAAGAAATAGATGATAATATATCCTGCCAGCTGCCGTCTATTGAGTTACAGACGGCAGAAATAAAAGGCGCAGGCATAATGGGCTCCATTGATATGCCGAGCAGCGGACAAATAGGTGGATTAACTTTTACTGTAAATCTCCGGTCAGTCAATAAAAATTCCG